AGGCATTGGGAAGTAGGTGCTAAGTAATGGGAATGAGCTTTAAGACGAAGGTGCTTATTCATGATATACAGAAATCTATAGCTAAAAGAGGATTAGAGGTACAAGGTAAGGTACAACAATTTATAGATAGTGAAGTATTAAGGATGTGCGACCCATATGTACCTATGGATACTGGGCAATTGAAACAGAGTGGTATTAGACACACTAGAATAGGCAGTGGAGAGGTAATATATAAAACCCCTTATGCCAGACGTATGTACTACAATCCACAATACAGATTCCAAGGTGCACCTATGCGTGGGGCATATTGGTTTGAACGCATGAAGGCAAACCATAGAGATGAGATACTTAAGGGAGCTGCCAAAGTTGCAGGGGCTAGGAGTGAAAAGTAATGATAATCGATAAGATAAGAGAATATTTTTTGAAATGCCCTTTACTAGATGAACTAGCTAGATTTAACGTGGATTATCTAGGAGTAGAACCTGTTGAGTACACAATAGACAGTCAGCCTACAACACCTGTGATAAAACGTTACACAGATGGAGGAGCATTAAAACAATATGTGTTTGTTTTTGGCAGCAGAGAGTATTACGGGTCAGATGTATTGCAGAATTTAGAGAATAGTGGATTCTTTGAAAGATTTGCTGAATGGGTAGAAGAGCAATCTGAAAAAGGTAATTTGCCAGAGTTAGAAGGTAATAAACAAGCAATTTCAATGGAGGTATTAACTTCCGGATACCTATTTAGTGCAAATGAGGATAATGCACGTTACCAAATACAATGTAGATTAATTTACTATGAAGATTAAGAAGGAGGAATGTTTTTATGTTTACACCAAGAAGCAAAAAGGTTGCTTTTATGGAAGTTGAAAATGGAACTTTTCATAGAATGAAAGGATTCACAGCCCTTACTACCAATAGAAATCCAAAGGAATATACAAGGCAATATGTAGATGAGAATCATGAAACAACAGATGTTGTTGCAATTTCAACCTCTATGGAATTTACATTTGACCAGATGCAAGGAGATGCAGTTCATGAGAAATTGGTTGACATCATAGATGGTGAAAAAATCGGTGATGATGCAATAGTATCTATAGTTGTAGTAGACTTGACAAGACAAGGAAGCACTACTGGAAGTTTCAAAGCTGTTAAAAGAGATTTTGTAGTTGTTCCCGGAGCTGAAGGAGACAACATAGATGCGTATTCTTATAGTGGTACATTCAGGGCTAAAGGCGAAAAGATAGAAGGAGAAGCTACTTCCGATGATAATTGGAAGACCTGCACATTTATAGAAGGATAAGGAGGAAGTGCGTATGGCTAGAAAGTTTGAATTTAGGACAAATACACTTGAGTTAGATATTGCTGGACATATCTTTGAAGTAGACCCAACAAATCCTAGACTAATTCAAGAAATGCAGACATTCTCTGTAGAAGCACAAAAGAAGGCAGAGGAACTATCAAAAAGAGAGGATTATGCAAAAGCATTAGAGGAAACAATACAGTTTTGTATAGATGCTATAGACAAGATTTTAGGTGAGAATGCAAGTAAAAAGATATTTGCAAATAGAAAAGCAACCTTCTTTGACTGTCTAGACGTAATAAATTTTGTTGTATCAGAAGTAAATGAGTTTAGACAACAAAAATTCCAGCAATACTCACCAAATAGAGCTATGAGGAGAGCAGATAAAAAGTAAAAATGAACATCTTAATTGATGTATTGCCTGAATATGTAGAAATAGACGGTATAGAGTATAAAATAAATACAGACTTTAGAATAGGTATAATGTTTGAGTTGTTAATACAGGACAATACATTAGCAGATATGGAAAAGGTAGAAATAGCATTGAATCTATATTATCCTGAAATACCCCACGACCCGATACAGGCTTTAGAAAAGATATTGTGGTTTTATAGATGCGGAAAAGAATATGATGCAGAAAATCCCCAGGAAGACATAGAAGGCACAACACAGCAACAGGCTATATATTCATTTGAACATGATGCAGAATATATCTATGCTGCTTTCTTAGACCAATATGGGATAGATTTGCAGGACATAGAACACCTACATTGGTGGAAGTTTAGAGCCCTGTTCAAGGGCCTTAAAGAAGACAATCTAATAGTAAAAATCATGGGGTATAGAGCAATTAAGATAGACGATAATATGACTGATTCGGAAAAGAAATTTTATAGAAGAATGAAAAGAATATATGCCCTCCCTGACAATCGAACACAGGAAGAGAAGGAAAGAGACTTTACAAATGCTATAGCTAGTCTTTTTTAAATAAATTAGTGTATTACAGCAGAAAATGTTATAGAATATACTAAAGAGATATTAAAAGGGGAGGGAATAATATGATATGTCCTAAATGTGGAAGTCAGAACGTAAATATTCAAGCAGTTACTGAAACAAAAACGAAAAAGAAGGGCTTGGTTTACTGGTTATTAGGTGGTTGGATTGTTGATTTATTAATGTTTCTTGGGTTAACATTGTTCTGGTTAATAGTAAAAATATTTAGACCTAAAAAAATAACAAGTAAAACTTATAAGATGGCGATATGTCAAGATTGTGGTCATAGCTGGAAAGTAAAATAGCACTTACTTTAGTAGGTGCTATTTTTATGCTTAAATGAGGTGGTAACATTGTGAAAAACGAAATAAAGTGGTATAAATGTCCAAAATGTGGTAAAAAATTGCTTCAATATGATGAAACGAAAGGAATAAGTAAAGCAGTTTATATTAAGTGTAAAAACTGCAGGAGAGTAGTTGAAATAAAGATTGGATAGTTAGTGAGCCATTGAGCCGCTATCCAAACCCGAAAGAGAGGTGAAGGTATGTGGCAGATGGCTCTTTAGTTTTTGATACAAAAGTTGATGAGTCTGGTTTTAAAAAGGGTCTTAACAGACTAAAAAGTATAGGTGGCACAGCACTTAAAGCAGTCGGCAAGGCAGCTGTTGCAGTAGGCACTGCAGTTAGTGCATTAGGTGGATATGCCTTAAAAGCTAGTATAGACTTTGAATCAGCCTTTGCAGGAGTCCGTAAGACAGTAGATGCAACAGAAGAAGAATTCAAAATGCTTGAAAAAGGCATACGTGACATGTCTAAGAGAATGCCTCAGACAGCTAGCGAAATAGCACAAGTAGCAGAAGCTGCTGGACAATTAGGAATTGAAACAAAAAATATATTAGGATTCACAGAAACAATGGTAATGCTTGGTGATGCAACTAACATGACATCAGAACAGGCAGCAACAGCCTTAGCAAGGTTAGCAAACATTACTAGAATGCCTCAGAGCGAATTTGATAGACTTGGCTCCACTATCGTAGCACTTGGGAATAACTTGGCAACCACTGAAGCAGAAATAGTAGAAATGGGATTAAGGCTTGCGGGTACAGCATCACAAGTAGGAATGACTGAAGCACAGATACTAGCATTGGCTGGAGCAATGAGTTCTGTTGGCATCAATGCAGAAGCTGGCGGTTCCAGTATGTCCAGAGTAATACAAAAAATTAATACTGAAGTGTTGTCTAGCGGTAAAAACTTGCAGAAATTCGCAGAAATAGCAGGAATGTCTGCCGAAGAATTCAGCAAGGCATGGAGAGAAAGGCCACAAGAGGCAATCCTGGCTTTTGTACAAGGACTTGACAAACTCAATAAAAGTGGAGGAGACGTAACTAGTACACTTAAAGATTTAAAAATAAACTCTATACAAGAAATAGATACGCTTTTAAGGCTGGCTGGTGCAAGTGAAGTATTAGCTGATTCATTAAAATTAGGCGAAGAAGCTTGGAAAGAAAATATAGCACTACAGAATGAGGCAGAGCAAAGATACCAAACTACAGAATCGTTAATAAGAATTCTTAAGAATAATATAGATGACTTGGCTATTTCAGTAGGTGATGAATTAAAAGAATCAGCACGTGGTGGCATTGGTACTGCTATAGAGATGGTAGAACAATTAGCAAATGCCCTTGAAACTAGGGGATTAGCTGGACTAGTAGAAGAATTGGGAACAGTTTTTGCAGATATAGCTACTAAAGCAACACAGATGGCACCAGCATTAATTGAAGCTGGAGCAAACATGATTATGTCATTTATAAGTGGCATACAAGAGAATTTGCCTAGCATAGTCAAATCAGCTTTAAGTATAGCACAAACTTTAATAACATCTATACTTGAAATGTTACCTCAATTAGTGCAATTAGGAGCAGAGTTACTTGTTGCATTAATAACTGGTATAGCTGAAATGCTACCTAGCTTAATGACACAAATTATTGATACAGTAATACTGGTGGCAGATACTATAATAGCAAACCTTCCAATGTTAATTGAAGCTGGATTACAACTCCTAATGGCTTTAGCAGAAGGGATAATAAACAACCTTCCTAAGTTAATCGAGGAAGTACCACGAATAATTAATAGCTTTGCTGATGCAATTTATTCAAATTTACCTAAGATACTAGCTACAGGTGTAAAGATTATGATTGAGCTAATAAAAGGTTTAATTCAATCTATACCAACATTAGTGGCTAATTTACCACAAATAATTATGGCCATAGTGAACGCCTTTACTCTATACAATTGGTGGAATTTAGGAAAAGGAGTTATAACCAAACTTGGCGATGGAATAAAAAGCATGGCCAAAACTCTAGCAAAAACAGCTAAGTCATTAGCAGAAAATCCTATTCAAGCGATTAAAGATGTATTCAGTGGAGCTCCTAAAATAGGGCAAGGACTTGTAGAACATATTAGAACAGGTATACAGCTATTAGCAGAACAATTAGTAATTACCGTCAAAAATCTAGGTACACGAACTTTAAATGGTATTAAAGGAATATTTAGTGGCGCTAAAGATATTGGTATTAATTTAGTAAAAGGGTTATGGAACGGCATTGATAACATGGTAGGGTGGATATTAGATAAGATAAAAGGCTTTGGACAATCTATAATGAATGGTATTAAGAAAGTATTTGGAATTGCGTCTCCATCAAAGTTGATGAGAGACGAAATTGGTAAGAACTTAACCCTTGGAATAGGAGTTAGCTTAGAAGAAGGCATGCCAGAATTACAAAGAGATGTGGATAAAGAACTAAGCAGATTGACAGCTAAAATGAAGGCTACAGTAGAGTTTGAATCTGCTAACATTGGAGCTAGAATTGCAGCTGGAAATGGGAAAAACATTGGAGAAAGAGTTATAGAAACAATTAACGACAATTCGGACAATAGCACAGTTATCACTGGCAACACCTTTATAATCAGGCAAGAGAGTGATATTGAGAAGGTAGCACAAGAATTAGATAGACTTAGAACAAGAAGAGGAAGAGGAAGAGGATTGGGGGTGGCACTAACATGATATACAATGGCATAGATTTAGAACAATTTTTTAAGGTCCTCAAGATTAACAAAAGTGTGCTCCCCGCTATGGAAAACATCCTGAAAGAAATACCTGGAAAACCTGGGGCAATAGTTGCACGCACAAAAATAAAACCTATCCAAATATCGGTTGAAGTTGAGATTAAAGGTCCCAGCAAAGAAGGCCTAAATGCCATCATAAGGGAATTAGCTGGAATTTTGTATACTGAAGGCACCAGACAATTGCGGCTGCCGAATGAGTTAGATAAGTACTATATGGCTAAGCTAGAAGGAGATACAGCTTTAGAGGAAATCCTTAATTATGGGAGAACAGTCCTTTACTTTATATGCCCAGACCCGGTGGCTTATGGTAAGTTAGTTAGAGTTGACCTAAATAGCAATACGAAGATATATAACAATGGCACCTATCC